AGTTTTCCGCGTTGACGGTTGGCAACCCTGCACACCCTATGGCACAACAAATTCTTCGTTCAGTTGAGAAAAACGTAACTGACCCGGTTGTGCAAATTGGCCTATTGAGCAACTGGTATAAGAAGAAGATTGAAGAGGATAAAGGTGTTCCTGTTAAAGATCGTCAGTTGTCACGAGAGCAAACAAAGTATGGCTTACAAGTCATTGAGAATGATAAAAAAATCGATGATTGGAACAAGAAAATCGAAGAGAAACAGGCGAAGTTGCTTAGTGGGAAACTGTCGGAAGGTAAGAAGAGAGAGATCAAAGAAACAATCAATAATTTCAAACTGAAACGAGACGAACTTGCGTTGAAAGTCATAAACGCTTCAGAAAGTTACAAGATTGATTTGAACCCTTCTGACGAATAAATATAAGAGTACGGTTACTGACCCAGTGGTGCGGGGGATGCACTGCCTAACGCATGGATAGCGAGCGGCACTTGGAAGACGTTAATCAATTTGTTCACCTAGTTGAGACACTGGGCTTTCCGATCTTCATGTCGGGACTGCTGATCTTTGTCCTGTACCTGATGCTGCGTTGGATGATGAACATCCTGCTGTCAAAGATTCAGTCGTTGTGGGACATGATAGTTAAGCTCATTGACCGGGTACGCGCTCTTGACAACAGCCTGGTCAGGCTTGAAACAATGATCCGGTTGATGAAAGAGATCGACCCCGACTGGGAACGCATCGGTAAGTTGGACCCTGAAGACAGGCGGAAAGACTGATGGAGGACAAGTCCTTCTTGGCCTTCTCCTGTGTTCACGCACCGCTTCACGACCCAGAAGCGATTGACTGGTTGTGTGGGCAAATCGCAAAGCACCAGCCTGATTGCGTGGTTCATCTTGGGGATGGGATGGAAATGGCGTGGGCCTCCAAACATGCCGACATCGAGAGCATCGACGCGGACCAGGAGTACGACGCTCACAACAAGATTCTTGCTCAGATCAGGAAGGCTTCGCCGGACAGCAGGCGTATCTTCCTGCCCGGCAATCATGAGTGGAGACTGCACAGTCCTCATATCGATCCGCGTGTGAAGAACGCATTGCACTGGGCGAAGCACCAGCCCGAATTTGAGCATTGGGAAACCCCGATCAAGTACGAGAACTGTAGACACCGGGGTGTGTTTCGACTTGGTCAGGTTGTCTTCTGTCATGGGTTCGCAACCAGTCACTCCGCGATTCGTAAAGAAGTCTGCTCCCTGACTCGTGAGTACGGGTTGTATGTTCATGGTCACACACATCGACCGACGCAGCCAGGCCCACCGGAAAGAATCAAGGGTGGTGTGTCATGGCCCTTGAACTGGTGGGTAGCGAATCCCGGCTGCCTTCGGGATCTGGCTCCTGACTGGGCTTCAAAGTGTGACAAGACGTTGTGGGGTCAGGGCTGTGTGGTAGGTCGCGCTCAGTTGTTGAAGTCACCGCGAACTCGCAAGTGTTGGGAAGCGGAAACGCAAGTGTTCCGCACTTATGATGAGTGGAGCGAATCCCGATGAAGCACACGCACCGGATTGCAGTGGTCGAGTGGATCGACATCGAGGACTGCACGAGTCCTGCGTGGGTATCACGACGAGACGCGAAGCGTGACGCGAAGGTTGAGTTCACTTCCCTGTTCAGTGTTGGGTTCGTGATTCACGAAGACGATGACAAGATTTGTCTTGCTTCGACGTGGGGACCGGACACAAGCGGTGTCTTGAAGCTCCCCAAGGGTATCTGTAAATCTATCAAATACACCGATTTGCAACACTAAACACCAAGAATCAACTTAATTTAGCAATATGCAACACTATGCACCAAATTGTGCTATACTTATCGCGTGGCAGGAATGAACCGGCCACGACAAGGAGGCAACCATGCGTGACGCTGACTACACAATCTTTGCAAAGCTCCTCCCGGCTCCAAGCCGGAAGCGAGTAGCGAAGAAGCGAGCTAAGTTTGAAACTGAAGCACGGTACGAGTACGGAACGATCACAACTGAAGGAACAAAGCGAGAGTGCCTGGAAGCGTTTGAAGATGCTACTGAAGACGAGAACTGCAAGCACGCACGAATGTTCCGGTACTGCGGTAATGAAGAAACCATTCTCAACGAATACAAGGGAGGTGAAGCGTGAAACGACCGCGAACGAAGAAAGACCTGCTGAATGATCCCCGTGTTGACGAGATTTGGAAGGAGGATTGGGAAGGCGAAGACCTCAGTGACCAAGGGGTTTTTGCAAAGAGTTGGTGGTGGGTGAGCCTTGCCGAAGGATATATATGTGACGCTACCGGGACACACACTATTCATGAACCGACCTTAAAAGACGTGTGTGATTTGATGGGTGCTGTAATAAAAGAAGAAGGTGAAGCGTGAGCCGCTTACCAGTCAAGAAATACGGGAAGTTGAGATACCGCTTGCTTTCTCATTTGAGTAAGGCTCATGATCTTGAGAAAGAACTAGAGATGATCTTGATAAACCAGAAGCCCGACAATATTCGTAGCTACATGTGGAGTGAGTCGATTTGGGATTTGAGCTTTAATGAAGGTGACCACTTTGGTTTATCACATCAGAACTTGTTGGAATCAATCGAATGGTTGAAAGAAGACTGTGCTGATCGCACTGGCCAGGAAGGAGGCGAAGCGTGAGTAAGACACAAGTATTCAAACACTACTCTGATGTTCAAGCATTGCCTGGAACTGTTGAGGTCATCAGTGAGAAGCAATACAGTAAGTCTGCGGCACTGATACGGGCTAAGGGAGGCATTCCAAAAGATTGCACGGCTGGAGGCGTACCGATCATCATGTTGATTACACCAGACTGCCGATGGTACAAGCCAAGTCCATCAGGAAGACTTTCCAAGAAGTATCACGTTCTGTGGCACGTTCCAAACCCACCACGAGGTGACGAATTGACATCACCGGAGGCAACGAAATGAAATCACAGTTTCACACCATTAGCGAAATCCAGTGCAAGCCTGATGAACACGGAAGCCACTGGCGGTTCAACGAAATCGAGTTCGACGCGGTCGTAAGAATTGAGTCCGCGAACGCTGAGTTTCCGATAGTTGTCGAGTGGTACGACGCGGAGATTATCTCTCTGGCGTTCACCGCGACCCTGACCGATGCACAAGGCAACGAGGTTCAGGAAGTGATCCACCGGGTTGAGGACAGCGACGGATCTTCTGAGCGTTACGTTGAGTTCATTGAACTGGTTTCGATGATTACCGACGATCTTGAACAGTACGCAATCGAACATATGAATTGAGGAGGTGAAGCATGATGTTTCTCACAGCGACCGCAGCCTTTGTAAGCATTGCATTGTTGTGTTGCACGATCAACGCAGTACGCAACTCACTAGCGAGGAAATACCGATGAGTAAGATTCTCACCAGGGTCATGGACATTCACATCGAAGCGGACACCATCGCGTTTGATGTGAACACGCCGCGACAACTAGCGGATGTATTGAGAAGGCTGGTCAACCAGTTGGATTCAATAGCGACAATGAACGACGCGATGGCGTTTGAATTACGAGACAACAACAACGAGGTCATCGGGTTCGCTCATTACGATGACTTCAAGAAAGCGATGGAGGCGATTGAAGATGGCACCAACCGAAATTCAAGTGGGGATGCCAGCACACCTGTATCATCAGGCGGACTTTCTGAGTTCGACAATGTTGCGAAATCTCCTATCAAGTGTCCAACTGGCGGAGTACCGGAAGACCGCACCGATGGAGTCGAAAGCCTTGACGATGGGCGAAGCGATTCACACCGCGATCCTGGAGCCGGGGAGGTTCCAACGGGACTACGCGATGGTCGATGCCCGGAAGGGCAGCAAGGCGTGGACTGGTTTCCAACAAGCGAATCCGAGGAAGGTTCTTCTGAACCCGACTGATTATTCCACCTGTGTCATGTCGCAGGAAAGTGTGAAGATGCACTCGACCGCAGGAAGGTTCCTGAGAGACTCGTCCCCAAACGAGCGTGAGGTCAGTGTGTTCGGTCACGACAACGCGACAAACGTGTCAACCAAGTGCAGGTGTGACATCCTGACTGGTGATGAGATCGTGGACATCAAGACCACGACCGACGCGGACCCGGAGAACTTCGCACGGTCGATCTCCAAGTACGGGTATCACATTCAGGCCGCGTACTACCAGATGATCGTGGAGCAGCACACGGGCCATCGGCTCCCGTTCTACTTCGTCGCGGTGGAGAAGTCTGCCCCGAACCTGGTCGGCGTGTACGAACTGGACGATGACTCGATGGAGCAGGGACGACGGATGGTCCGCAAGGGATTGCAGTTGTATGCTGAATCCTGCAACAACGAAACAACCAAACCAAATTACGAGGGGTACGGTGTCGGCGTTAAGACACTGAGGTTGCCCCCGTGGAAACTCGACAATGAATCGGAGGCAAATAACGATGAGTGATATTGTAACTTACAACCAACAGCAGTTACCAGTGCGAGACGTTGCGGAAATCTTCGCGGCATCGGGGATGTTCCCTGACGCGAGGTCGGCGGCGGAGGTCGCAACCAAGTTGATCGTTGGTCGCAGTCTTGGTATGTCTGACTACGACTCGATGGCTGGCTTCCACATCATCAAGGGCAAGGTCAACCTGTCTGCGAATTCGATGGCGGCGGCGATCAAGAACAGTGGTCGGTACAACTACAAGATCACAACACACACGAACACTGAGTGCGTGATTGAGTTCTACGAGTTGTTCAACGACAAGTGGGAACTGGCCGGAGAAAGTGTGTTCAGTGTTGAGGACGCGAAGCGTGCCGGACTCGGCGGCGACAACTGGCGGAAGTATCCCAAGGCCATGCTGTTTGCCAGAGCAATTTCAGCAGGCTACAAGATGCACTGTCCAGGTGCGTTGGGCATGGCTCCGGTTTACGTCGAGCAGCACGGGGAGACTGAGATCCCACAGGACACGAGCAAGGAAGTTGAAGTAATTGAGGAGTTACCAAACGTGTGTGAAGATAACCATGACAAGCTCAAGCAGCAGTGCGCTGATTGGGAAGCACGAACCGGGAAGAACGTGAGTGGTGGAATGTGTGACCACTTCGGAGTCGAGAACATCGACGAGATGACCGACCCACAGGTGGATGAAGCAGTCAAGATGATGGAAGTCAAACTGGAAGGAATTCAAAGTGAGTGATTACAAGCAAGAAGACGGGAAGCGACAAATTGCCCTCTGGAGAAACAGCAGCAGCAACGCTAAGGCTCCGCCGTTGACCGGCAAGGCGACTTGCCCCTGCTGCGATGCGGAGATGCGTGTGGCCCTGTGGCCGAACCAAAAAGACTCCGAGGGCAAGCAGCCCAGGCTCAGGGGCGAGGTCGAGGCCCAGACCACGGAGCAGCAGACAGAGGTCAGTAACGATCTTCTAGACGAGGTCATTGAAGAGTGCGGCGTACCAGCCAAGGACACGCCATCAAATCCCAAGCCGCTCAAGAGCGGTGACATCCCCTTCTGATCGAGGTAACCATGTCAGATCAACTATTGACAATGAATGACTTGCTTGATCGATATCAGGTCTGCCGGTACACCATTGACCGATGGGTTTCCGATGGGGATTTTCCTAAGCCGATTTGGATTGGGAAACGAACCAAACGCTGGCGACTGGAAGACATCCAAGAGTACGAGTTGCAGGCACAAGCACAGGAGGGTGACTCATGATCCAGATCGTCGGATTTGATGACTTGCTGGCTCCAGATGTGAAGCGGGGCAGGGTCAAGCACCCTCGCTGGTTCAGGCAGAAGTGCCAACTGTCCCCGGAGGCTTCACTGCTTCTGACTGCTGAGGATGGTCCGGCCCTGTTCGGGATCTGGTGTCTGCTCCAGCAGTGGGCCATGAGACACCCCAAGCGGGGAGGTCGTTTCGTGACCCTGAGCGGTGAACCCATGTCGGTCACGGAGATCGCCGTTCTGATCGGCGTGCCTGGTCGTGACCATCTGGTGCGAGCGTGCATAAACCGTGTAACGAATCTGGGTTGGATGCAGGCTATGACAGGCTCCACCCCGACTCCAGAGGATATCCATGAGGAATCCAAGGAAACTCCACGGGTACTCCAAGGAAACTCCATCCTAGAAGAGAAGAGAGGAGATGAGACTAGACCTAATTCTGATCTAGAAGACGAGGCAAAAAATCAGACCAAGGCCAGATCCCGGAAAATCGTGAAGGAGATGGTCGATTTGATGACCAACTGGAAGGGTTCTGCTCCTGGCATCCTAGAAGCCCGTCTAATCGATTCTATGGTTCAGATGGCTACCGAGTCACCTGTAGGGGAGAACTGCCCTCAGATCGTCTGTACGGCTCTCCTGAGACATGCTGCTGATTCTGGTGTGGAATACACGACAGCGGAGTCTGGGAAGCGGTATCTGACAACCATGCTGGATCGGTGGAGGATCGATGGAGAAATTCCAGACAATGTCGAGGCGTGATCAAACGTGATCAAACGTGAGCAAACGTAAGGAATCGTAAGGAATCGTAAGGAGGCAACCGATGAGTATTGACTATCAACCAGAATCGTGGTGGGCCTGGATCGAACACCTACCCAAGAGAAACAAGAATCTTCGCCGTGTGGTTCAGACGTTGCTCGACTCCAAGGGCGGGATGACATGTGACGAGGTAGAGATAGCTACCGGAATGTCGCACCAGTCCTGCTCTGCAACGATCTCACACGCTAGTCGTCGCGGCCTGCTCATTAAGAGTGGGTTGCGGCGACCAACCCGAACCGGATCACTTGCGATGGTCTACGTCTTACCTAACACTGCACCAGAGGAGGCAACTCATGGCAGCGACAACGACGCAACTAGGACTTTGGAGAAGATCGAACGTTCCAAAACGACAAGCGGACAAGGTCAAGGGGATCACCACCGACTCACTCAGCAAGGACTGGACGATCCTCCACGACCGACTCCTGAATCAGATTCGCAGTACCGGAAAGCTACTGATCTTTACCGGGGGACGCGGATGCGGAAAGACTCAGATGGCGGTCTCGATAATCGCACACCGCTGTTTGGATGAAATCGCGTGCAAGTATTACACCGCGAGTGACATGTACCGGAAGCTCCGGTCCACGTTTGATGATGACTCAAGCCTGAGCTACGACCGCGAGATGGACAGGCTTTGTGGAAAGAACCGCGAAGAACCCATCGAACTCCTGGTGATTGATGAAATTCACGAGAGCAAGCGAAGCGAGTGGGAGTCGCACCGGATGACTGAGATCATTGACTCGCGGTACTCGCGTGACTTCTCAACGATTCTCATCACGAACGAAACACCGGAGGAAGCGGTTGACACGCTGGGTCCAAGCATCGTAGATCGTGCCAGAGAAACTGGAGCGTTCATCCCGTTCAGGTGGGGGTCGTTCCGAAATCAACTGAGGGATCAGGGATGACAAATTATTCAAGATCATTTGCAATGCCAAACAAAGAAACATTTGAAATGTTGCCTGTGAAGGAGTTTATTTACAGACACATACAACCAGGCGATGTCATTGTTGATCCATACGCACGGTCTTCTAAAGTTGGAACGATTACCAACGATCTCAACCCTGATTTCAATACCGATTTCAATTTAGAAGCATCTGAGTTTCTTGCTCAAATGGTTGCAAATGGTAGTTTGGCAGATGTTGTTTTGTTTGATCCGCCCTACAGCCCACGGCAAGTTAAAGAGTGTTACGATAGTTGTGGTCTTAAGTTGCACCAAGAGACCACACAATCTTCTGTGTATTCATCAGCAAAAAAATTGATTCGGCAGATATTAAAGCCCAAAGGGATTGTGCTTACTTTTTGTTGGAACACAGGCTTAATTCATAAAGATTATGAGTTCAAAGAAATCCATTTGGTTTCTCATGGCGGTTGGCACAATGACACTATTTGCACTGCGCAAGTGTCTCCTGTATACCTTTGGGAAGATGAATCTAATAAATCATAACTAAGTTAAATTGTGGACGGAGTGTCATGGATGACAAGTACCGAAACAACGGTCGTACTCGCAAGCGGGGTTATCACCCTAATAGTATTGAGCCTGGAAGTATTCTCGATTCTTCGGGAACGAAGACAAATGCGAGTTGGTTTCAAGAAACGGAATGGTTCACGGTTACGGACGCTGCGAAAGTAATCAGAGTCACTGAGGCTCAGGTCCAAGACTGGATCACACGAGGCAAGGTCATTGCGACCATGCCACCGATGACCGAAGGCAATGGTGAGTGGCTGGTCCACTGGTCCAGTGTGAGTAACCCCCCTGAAATAAGAAACCTCCCCGGCACTGCGCGTTAACCGGGGAGGCACATAGGAGGTACGAGTGGAGAGTGTATCAGGTTTGGACCCACTGCTTCAGGCTCTCGCCTTGAACGCTGAAGACATCTGATTTGGGGTTGACTCCACCGAAGTGGATCATGCTTTCGGCCTCAAGGTCAAGCTCCTCAAGCGTACCCACGAAGATTGACAGGTGGAACTTCATCTCAGGCTTCTTGATCTTCGAAGCCAGGCCCGTGTGGTCCTGGATGATGGTCCCTTCTCGATCCATTGTCACGATATATTTGGTTCTAGGTTTCATGGTTGCCTCCTTAAGTGCCAGTGCCTATCACTGACACGATCACTATAGCACATATTGTTGCATAAGGGTGCATATTGTTGCATAGGGGTGCAAATCAGGCTTATCTACCTCATTACACAAGTGGTTCGTTGCACAACCCCAAACCGCAAAGTTGCATTCTTGGCTTGTTGGCTTTTTGAATGCTTAAAGCGGGGTGCGTATTTGTTGGATAGGGCTTTATGGTCCTAAAAACCCAAGAACCCAAGAATGGTGTTTTTT